CAAGCTGCCGCGCGACGGGACGTTCCCCGACAGCGATGCGTCGAAGTACATCGTTGAACTGACGAAGCGCGTCGAACAGCTCGAAGCGGACGTGAAGTTCCTCAAGGAGCAACTGGCGAAGCCGACACCGCTCCCGGACGCCCCGGCTCCCGCTTTGCCACCGCCGCCGACGGATCAGCAGATTTCCGCCGCCGTGGCGAAATGGCTGGCGGACAACGAACACAGACTACGCGGTCGCGACGGCAAGCCCGGCGAGGCTGGCGTCATTAGCGTGAATCTGAATGTGCGATCACCGGACGGCACGGCCTCGACAAAATCGCTGCCGAACCTGCGCAGCGGGACGACGGTGGACGTGCCGATCACGAAGCTCATCCAGCAACCCAAGTGAAGCCGCGCGTGCGGATTCCATAGCCGCCGGTGCGGCACACAAGAACCCTTTTCAGGAGCAAGTGATTTATGGCTCTGACGTCGGAAGACTATGACCTGTTGAAGATGGGCGCACACGGCGATGCCGAACGTCGCCGCCAAGGCGCGGATCACTACGCGGAAAATCTCCGCTACGGCTATCTTGTCGGCAAGGATCGGGTGAGCTTCGCCGAATCGACCGGCGTGCGTCACGTCGAGGAATCCGGTTCGGGCCGGTCGCGGATCATCGACTACGGGCCGGTGCCCACGGCAGGCGGCAAGTAACCGATGACGCCTCTCGAATCGCTCCAGATCGAATCCGCAATCGCGGACCTCAAGGCCCGACGATTGCGGTATTCGGTGTTGCTCGACCGAACAGAACACCTGCAGGGGACGAGATACCGTGAATCTCTTGAATCGGATTACCGGGAAATCTGCGGGCAACTGGCCGCCCTCACCCCCGATTACACCAGCGGGGGAAAACCCGCGACGGGAGCGGGCGGAGCGGGCGCGGTCTGAATTGAATCTCGCCCACGACGCCCTGATGCTGGACGATGCCGCCTCGGTTCTGGCGACGCAGCGCGATCAGGACCGCCGCAGTCGGGGCCTGCCGATCGGCTGCGATTCCGGCGGCGGCACGTCCCGCACGATTCAGATCGGCGACAACACGCACTACCACTACCAGCAGACGGCGGCACGAGGCGGACTCGGGACGCTCGGCAAGCTGGCTGTTGGCACGGCCCTGGCGCTCGGCACGGGTGGTGCCGGACTGGGTTTGTGGTCTGCCCTGCGGCCCGTGGCAGAAAAGACCGTTGAGAAGGTGTTGCGCGGCGATGCAAGTCTGGAGGTCGGCGAACCGATCATCCGGCCGCCACCGCAGTAACCAGCAGTGACTTTCGTCCGGCGGCATCACCCAGGGTCGCCGGATCACACCCGCCGTCGGCCGGCCCGCCGGCGGCGGGATGTTTTTGCGAGAACCTGTCATGCCGAAAAAGCAGCGAGTCAACGCGCCGACGCCGGTGTGCGCGACGTGTGCGTGTTATGTAGCGAGGGACGGGCACAGCGGAAGGTGCCACCATGCGCCGCCGACCTTTAGCTGGCACTACAAGCAAACGGGCAACTGGCCGGTTGTCGCGGCGACCGACTGGTGCCGCCAGTACGAGAAAAAATAGCCCGCGGACTGCAACACGCACGAAGGAGCCGAGACATGGCCAGCGAACTCAGCATCAATGTCACCAGTGTTTTGAAAAACGGCGACCTGTCGGACCAGATCAAGCTCGGAGCGCGATCGTTCGATCAGGCCACGAAGTCGGCGAAGTCATTCACGGTGACGGCCGGCGCCGATGCGGCCCTGGACCTGTCGGGGATCAGCACCTTCGGGTGGCTCCATCTGGTCAATCTGGATCACACCGACGCGATCGACTACGGCCCGGAAATCGTCTCCGGAGCGCCGCCGGTCAGCGCCATGGCGCCCTTCGGACGGATCAAGCCGCGCGAGGTGCATGCCGTGCGGCTCAATCCGGGCATCACCGTGCGAATCGCCGCCGTCGCCGGCAGTCCCAAGCTGGACGTCCACCTATGGGCCGACTAAAGGCCGCGCCACGCCGTCCGAACGGCTGCCCCGGCGCCGCGTCGCCGCTGGCACGCTGGTTTGCCCGTGTCTGGCAGAACACGTTTCCGCACCTGCCCCGGCCGGTGTTGGAACACAGGTTCCATCCCGTGCGCCGCTGGCGGTTCGATCTGGCATGGCCGGAACTGCAAATCGCCGTGGAAATCGACGGCGGCCAGTTCGTCAAGGGCCGCCACCTGCAACCGCGAGGATTTCAAGCCGACTGCGAAAAACTGAATGCCGCGGCCCTGCACGGCTGGTCGGTGCTCCGCTACACGACACGCGACGTCCAGACCAGAACCGTGCAGATCGTCGAAGAAACCGCGATCCTGGTGCGGAGGGGCGGACCATGCCCAGGGCACCGCTGACTCACGAGCCGCGTCGGATTGTCCGTCGTCCGCGCGAACAGCGGCCGAGCGCAAACGACCGCGGCTACGGCAGCCGCTGGCGGCGGTATCGCAAACAATTCCTCAGCCAGCCGCAGAACGCGCTCTGCCGTGACTGCGTGCGGGTCGGGCTTTTGCGCCCCGCCACCGACGTCGATCACATTCAGCCCGTGACCAGCCGCAACGATCCGCGGTTTTGGGATCCCACAAACCATCAGCCGCTGTGTCATGCCTGTCACAGCCGGAAGACTGCCCGGGAAAACCTGTAAATGTCGCGACCCCGCAAACCCACCGCGATCAAACGGCAGCAGGGAACGCTGCGCCAGGACCGCCAGCATCGACCGGCGGAGGACTTCGACAGCGAGCGCCCGGCGTGCCCGGATTACCTGCACGGACTGGCCCGCCGCGAGTGGAATCGGATCACGAAACAACTTCACGGCTACGGCCTGATCAACCAGCTCGACGTGGCGGGACTCGCGCTGTACTGCGACAGCTACGGCCGCTGGCAGGAAATCCTCAAGCAGCTTCGGGAAGAATCCCTGACGCTGGTGGGACCAACGGGATTGCCGGTCTTGAATCCGCTGTTCAACGCCGCGGAACGCGCCGCGCGGGACGTCCGCCGCATGTTGCAGGAATTCGGTCTGTCGCCCTCCGCCCGCGGCACGATGGCGCCCCGCCGCCGACCGGACGAAGACGACGAACTGGAAGCCATGCTGAGTGAATGAAGACCTTGAAGAAGCCCCGCCGCACCCGCGCCGCGTACGTGTCCAGTCACCGGCCGGACGTCGAGCGGTACGTCCGCGACGTCCTGAACGGCCGGATTGTCGCCGGAAAAATGCTTCGCGCCGCGGCGCAACGCTGGCGACATGATTTAGCGACGGCGAAGTCGCGCGGATTGTGGCTGGATGAACGGCGGGCGGATCGGGTGATCGCCTTCATCCAGTGCCTCAAACACACCACGGGCGAATTCAACGGTCAACGCTGCCTGCTACAGCCCTGGCAGAAATTCGTGATCTTCAATCTGTTCGGCTGGAAACGCCGTTCCGACGGCTTCCGACGGTTTCGCGAGGCATTCATCAGCATGGGCCGAGGCAACGGGAAAACACCGCTCGCAGCGTGGATTCTGCTGGTCCTGTTCGCGTTTGACGAGCCGCGCGAGGCCCGCGCGGAAATCAAGTGCGCCGCGACCGAACGGGACCAGGCGTTCGCCGTCTGGCGCGAAGCCGCACTGCTCGTCCAGGGCAACCGCTACCTGAACACCCAGTGCGAAATCTTCGGCAACGTCAACAAGACGTCGATCAACAACACCATCGTCTTCCGGCCGAACCTGTCAACGCTCGTGTGTCTGGGGGGCGAAGGGGGCACGAAGGACAGCTACAACCTGCACGCCTATGTGGCGGACGAACTGCACGCCTGGCGGGAGGAACATCGCACGCTGTTGGAGAAACTTTCGACGGCGATGGGCAAGCGGCGTCAGCCGCTGGCCGTCACGATCACCACCGCCGGCGACGAAAAATCGGAAATCTGGAAGGAACAGCACGGCGCCTGCGAAAAGGTGCTCGGCGGCGTCTACGCGGATGATGCGCTGTTCGCCTTCATCGCCGAAATCGACCCGGAAGACGATCCCTGCGATCCCGCCTGCTGGCCCAAGGCCAACCCGAATCTCGGCATTTGCGTGAAGCCCGACTACCTGATTCGTCTGGCGGAAAAGGCCCGGTTCGATCCGGCGGCGAAACACATCCTGACGCGCTACCACTGCAACCGAATGGTTCTGTCAAGTTCAAAGCCGATCACCCCGGAAATCTGGTCTCGCGGCGCGGGACCGCTGCCGGACCTCGACCGGCGGCTGTGCCACGGGGGACTGGACCTCGGCTGGCGCGACGACCTGGCCGCGTTTTACCTGGCGTTTCCGATCACGGAGAACGGCGTGACGCGATACGCCTTCCGCGGTCGCTGCTGGATTCCGTCCGAAACCCCGCGCGAGTTGTCTCGCGAACCGTGGGCCACCTGGATCAGGCAGGGCTGGCTGACCGTCACGGACGGCAACACGACCGACCCGGAATCTATTCTGAAATTCATCCTCGAATGCAAGCAGCGGTACGACCTGAAAACGATCGCCCTCGACCCGAACAACGCCCGGAGCGTCGCCACGGAACTGGTGAACGCCCGCGGCCTGATCGTGTACGAGTTCTATCAGACCTGCCGCAAGTACAACGAACCGACGCGGGAGTTTCTGCGGCTGCTGACGGAGGGGTTGATTCAACACGGCGACGACCCGCTGCTGAGCTGGGCCGCGAGCAATCTCATCCTGCGGCACGACGCCAGCGACTACGTGATGCCCGCCAAGCACAAATCGGACGACAAGATCGACCCCATCGTGGCCAGCCTGATGGCATTCAGCGAATGTCTGTTCGCGGAGTCCGCGAGTTCGGTGTATGAACACCGGGGAGTCCGGGTGCTCGAATGAATCCCATGCGCTGGCTCAGAAACTGGTGGCGCCGATCGTACGAGAACCCGAACGTCTCGCTGAACGATCCCGATGCCTGGGATGATATGTTCGGCTCGACCAAAACCAGTTCGGGCGAGAAGGTCAATCGCACCACGGCGTTTCGCGTCGGCGCGTTTTTTCGCGGCGTCAGCCTGATCGCCGACACGGTCGCCAAACTGCCGCTGATCGTGTATCGGATCGAGGACGACGCCCGCGATCGCGACAGGTTGCACCCGGTCTACCCGCTGTTGCGGCGCAAGGCCAATGATTCGCAGACGGCGTTCGTGTTCAAGCAGATTCTGACGGCCAATGCCGTCACGCAGGGAAACGGCTATGCGTACATCGACCGCCACACGAGCGGGCCGGATGCCGGCCGGGCTCGCGAGCTGCTGTGGCTCGATCCTGACCGCACCCGAGTCATCCGCGAAAACGGCGAACTGAAGTACCTGGTGTCGATCGGTGGCGACTTCGACAACCAGATGGCCGAAATCCGGAAGGTGGACCCAAGTTCGATCCTGCACATCCGGGGACTCGGCTACAACGGCCTGGTCGGTTACAGCGTGATCCAACTCGCCGCCGAAGAACTCGGCCTGTGTCTGGCGAGCACCAAATTCAGCAGCACGTTTTTCGCGAACGCCGCCACGCCCCGCGTGGTGATCGAGGTGGACGGGCAGCTTTCCGACACCGCGTTCGAACGCCTGAAAAAGAGCTGGCAGCAACTCAAAACCGGCCTCGACAACGCCCACAAGACGGCCATTCTCGAAGAAGGGGCGAAGGCCCATGCCCTGAGCATTTCCACGAAGGACGCGCAGTTGCTGGAGTCGCGGGAATTCGACCTGGTGACCATTGCAAACTGGCTCAAGGTGCCGCCCCACAAACTGGGCGCGAAGGGACGGGACAGCTACGCCAGTCTGGAGCAGGCCAATCAGGAGTTTCTGGACGACGCCGTGGACAACTGGCTCTGCGCCTGGGAGTACGAGTGCTGGGACAAGCTGCTGACCGAAGACGAAAAAACAGAGGAAACGCACGACATCGAGTTCGTACGGCAGGCGCTCCTGCGGGCGAATCTGGCGCAGCGGGCCAGCTATTACCGCCAAGCGCTGGCCGGTCTGCCGTGGATGAGCCGAAACGAAATCCGCCGCCTGGAGAATCTGAACCCGGTGGAGGACGGCGACGAGATCATTGATCCGCTGAACATGGGAAAGGGTGGCGGAAACAACACGCCCGACGGCGGGGGGCAGCGAGAAACTTCCGAAGTCGCGAAAGACTTCGGAAGTTTGGGGATCGACACCAAGCGAAATGAACTCCGGAAGACGCATCAGCGGCTGGTGAGTGCGACCGTGCGGCGAATGGCGCGACGGCTGTGCGTACACGCCCGCAAGAATGCCCGGCACGGCCAGCAGGTCGCCGCATGGCTGGAATCGCGCATGAGTACGGAGCACCGCCCGACGTTGGACGAAGCGCTGGGCGAGTTGCAACCGTTGTTGAGGTCGGACGGTCCGCGTTCGTTTGCGGACTGGTTGCTGGATTCTTTCCGGCGGGAAATCCACTGTCTGATCGACCAGCCGGGAGACATCGAAAGCCTGATCGCCGCGGCCGAGGCCGCCCTCACCGAGAAACTGGCTCTGGCGGCGGCGGAGTTTTGTCACTAGGGGGACCCCATGCCACAGAACAACCTGAATCTTCCCGGATTGTGTCAACGATCGCCGGTGGTGGTCCGAGAGCAGGACAAACCGACACAGATCGAAGGCTACGGCGCCGTGTTCTACCGTGCGGACGACCCCGGCACGGAGTATTGGCTGTGGGATGACGTGGTGGAACGGATTCTACCCGGCGCGTTCGATCGGGCGCTCACGGAGGACGACGTCCGATCATTCTTCAACCACGATCCGAACCTGATTTTGGGCCGCACGTCGGCCAAAACGCTGACGCTGCGCGTGGATGCGACGGGTTTGTTTTACAGCGTGTCACCGCCCGATTCCGAAGCGGCCCGGCACGTCGTGTCGGCCATCGAACGCGGGGACGTGAACGGGTCGAGTTTCATGTTCGTGCCACGCAAGACGGCCTGGGAGGAAATCGAGCAGGAGGACCGCACGCTCTACGTGCGGAACATTCAGGACGTGGAACTGTGGGAAGTCGGAGCGGTCGTGTTCCCGGCCTACAGCAGCACCACGGCCGGCACACGGTCGAAGGGCAAAGCCGGCCAGCCGCCCAGGTCCAAGCCGATCAGCCCCACGGAAATCGCCAGTTTTCGCGGCTGGTTGGACGGCCACATCGCCGAAGCCCGCTCGGAATTCGCCGACTACCGGCGCATGTCCGACCGCGCCCGACGTCAACGCCGCGTCGAGTCCCTGTTGAAATAGCAGCTCTGAGATGATCTGCCGCGCAACACGCCCGGCATTCATTGAAAGAAGGCGGTTCGCCCAGTCGAAGCCCGCCCGAACCCACCGCGGCTCGCTTGCCCAGCCAATGCACCGCTTCACCGCAACGCATTGGCATTCAGGCAAGGAGCCACGTCATGTTGAAGCAGCTTCTCGAAGAAAAGGGAAAACTGGTCGCGAAACTTCGCGCCCTGACCGACAAGGACACCGGCGACTATCAGTGGTCCGCCGAAGACGAGGCCGAATACAAGCGGCTGAACGCCGAGTACGACAAGCTGAACGCTCGCATCGAGCGGCTGCAACGCACCGAGACCGTGTCTCGTGGAGCGACGGCGGCGGAAGGCGGCTCCGGTCAGACGATCGGTCGCGACAATGTGGCGGGCGACAACGCCCGGCCGACGCCGACCGAGAACCAGCGGGCGCTGGCGATTCAGGCGTGGTGCCGCAGCCAGTACGGATTGGAACTGACCGCCGAGCACGAGGAAGCGTGCCGGATCACCGGCATCAACCCGCGCCGCGGAGATTTGGACCTGAGTCTGCGGCGCGAATCGTACAGCCACGTGCGCACGGAACTGCGGGCCGGTTTGAACGTCGGCACCGCATCCGCGGGCGGCTACACGATCCCGCAAGGCTTCGTGAACAACCTCGAAATCGCGCTGCTGCAATTCGGCGGCGTGCGTCGAGTCGCGGACGTGATCCGTACGACCGAGGGGAATGATCTCCCGTGGCCGACGGTCAACGACACCGGCAACACCGGCGAACTGCTGAGTGAAGCCACGTCGATCGGCAGCAGTGTCGATCCGACGTTCGGACAGCTCGTGTTGCAGGCGTTCAAGTACAGCAGCAAGCTCGTGCTGGTCAGCGCGGAACTGTTGCAGGATTCGGCGTTCGACCTGGTGAGCTTCCTGGGAAGCGCGTTGGGCGAGCGGATCGGCCGCATCCAAAACACGCACTTCACGACCGGGGACGGCACGAGCAAGCCCAAGGGAATCGTCGTGGCCTCGGCGTTGGGCGTCACGGCGGCCAGCGCCACGGCAATCACCGCCGACGAACTCATCAACCTGCAACACAGCGTCGATCCGGCCTACCGGTCGATGCCGGGCGTGGGCTGGATGATGAAGGACAGCACACTGGCCCACATCCGCAAGATGAAGGACGGCCAGGACCGCTATCTGTGGCAGCCGGGACTCACCGATGGAGTGCCGGACCGGCTGCTGAATTCGCCGGTGACGGTCAACCAGCAGATGGACGCGATCGCGACCGCCAAAAAGACCGTGTTGTACGGTGCGTTCAGCAAGTACAAGGTTCGCGACGTGGCGACGATCCGCCTGCGGCGGCTGGTCGAACGCTACGCCGACACGGACCAGGAGGGCTTCGTGGCCTTCATGCGTTCGGACGGCGACCTGCTGGATGCCGGGACCAATCCGGTCAAGCACCTGATCCAGGCGTAAACGACGAAACTGCCTTTCTGTGCCAGAGTAGGACAGGTGGACGGTGGAGCTAAGGACTCGGCTCCACCGTCCATTTTCTAACCGAGAAAGCCACACATGGCAAAACGCACAATCGAGTTGAATCACTACTGTCACGTTCCCGGCGCCGAAGGCGTGCCGGGGAGCGTGATCGAGGTGGACGAAGCCCTCGCCGAGAAGCTGATTGCAGCGGGTGGGGCCAATGCCATTGCCGTCACGCCGCCACCGCCCGCGGCCGCGGTGACGGAGCCGACCGGGGAACCGGCGGCCGGCCTGACCAAGGCCAAGGTGCCGCGCACCAGGTAAACCGTCCACCATGAGCCAGACCGAACGGCCGGGCCGCCGGCCGGAAACCACGCACCGCAGCGTCACGCCCGCGGACAAGCCGCGTCGCCCCGAGGCGGATTCGGCACGGAGCCAGCAGCATGGGAATCAAGCTCATCACCGCCCCCAGCGTTGAACCGCTGGACCTCGCGACGGTCAAACTGCAACTCCGCATCGAAGGGACCGACGAAGATGCCCTGCTGACGCGACTCATCAAGATGGCGCGGCAACACGTCGAAAACATCACCTGGCGGGCGCTGATCGAGCAGACCTGGGAAGTCTCCGGTGCGCGATTTCCATCGGCACGCAAACCGGTTTTCGTGCCCAAGCCGCGGCTGCGCGAAGTCGTCTCCATCAGCTATTTCGACACGTCCGGCGCATCGCAGACCTTCGCACTCGCCAACTGCCACATCGACCCGACCACGGAGCCGGGCACGATCAGGCCCAAGATGGAATTTGTTTGGCCCATCACACAGCTTGCCCGACCGAACGGATTCACGATCCAATTCAAGGCCGGTTACGGCACCGCGGCGGCGGACGTACCCGAGACGGTGCGGCAGGCCATGCTGCTGCTGATCGGCGACCTGTATCGCTGCCGCGAGGACCATCCGGCACCGTACATCGACTCGGCCTGCCGGGCCCTGCTGCTGCCGGAAACCGTGCGCGACGACCGGCTGTTGACCTATCTGGGCGATGGACCATGAAGCACACCTGCGGCCAGTGCGACGAACTGAGCGCCGGGACGTTCGACCGGCGAGTCACGATCCAGAAGATCAAAACGTCGCCCAGCCTGAATGCGCTCGGCGAAGCCGACCTGACCGACGATGCGAACTGGGAAACCCATTGCGTTCGCTGGGCCAGCGTGGACACGCAGGGCGGCCGCGAATTCTGGAAACGGCAGCGGGTGCAGGCGGAAGTCGACCAAATTTTCCGGGTCCGATACGACAGCACGACCAAGGCGATCACGCCCAGAATGAGAGTGCTGGACGACCAGGGCGTGAAACGAGAAATCAAGGCGGCATTCGACGTGGATGCCGGGCATCGGATCATCGAAATCCAGACGGTGGCGATTGTGTAAAGAGTTGCACCCTCAACTCTCAACTCTTATGCCCGCGTACAAAAAACCCGACATCGGCGGCTTTCGCATCACCTTCGACGATGCCGCCGTGGGAAAACTGATCGAAAAACTCGCGAACATCAGTTCGGGACTGATGCGGCAAGCCGTCCCGGCGGCAATGGCCAAGGGGGCAGAGGTGATCGTCGCGGCCGCGCGGGCCGGACTGCAAAATGAGGACAGTGGCCAGACTCGCCGGCGGCTCGGCTATCGCATCCGCAACTACGAGGGGCGGACAATCGCGATCATCGGCGTGCATCGCGGACCGCGGGAAATCGTCTTCAATCGCTTCACAGGAGTGCCGCGCTGGTGGCGGGCCACAACCTACACGCACCTGATCGAAGGCGGAACGGAAGAACACCGCGAGCCGGATGTTCCCATGCTGCGGAAATTGAGACGCATCGGTGGACCCGCCGTGAAGCAGGGGAAAAAGAACCTGATTCCGAAGTCACTGATCGTCCAGACCAGTTTCCGCTGGCATCCCGGCGCCCGAGCGAAACCGTTTTTGCGACCGGCGATGGCCGAGACTCGTGAGGCGGCCAGGGAAGCGATCCGCATCGAACTCGAATCCTGGATGAACAAATTGGCTCACGGCTGACATGCTCTACGAAGCGATCCAGTACCGCCTGAAACAGACGCCCGGCGTGACCAGCCTCGCGACCGACGGGATCCACGTCTTGCGCGCTCCCCAGGCGGCGAAAAAGTTCATCGTGTTGATGATCGAGAGCGCCCAGCCGGACCACCATACCCGGGGCACGGCCGGGAGTGTCGGGGCCGAATTGCACGTCGCGTGCGTGATGCCCACGAATGTCGAGGCCGTAAACCTCGGTCAAGCCGTGCGTCAGACATCCGCCGTCCCGCCGGTCAGCGTGTTGGATGGTTTCCGAGGCCGCATCAGCGTGCCGGGGAAAGGCGACTTGTTCGTGAATTCGTGTCTGTGCCGGGGCTGGGGCGACGTCGCCGATTTGCCGCAGGGCGCGCAACAGTTCGGCGACGTTGTGAGTGTGGTCGTGTTCGACATCGTGTACACCGAGAACAGCGTGTTGCTGTGACAGTATGTCGGTCATCGTCGCCCTGTCACAGAGTGGAGAGCAGGTCGATTTTCGGGTGCAGGAGATCATCAGCATCGACGGAGTCCCGTTCGCGCGACTGCCGCAGGCCGCTGAACTACAGGAGCAAATTCAAAATCTGGAGGGACGCCTGAGCGCGTTGGAACACGTCTTGGGTGTCGCCATTTCACCGCAGGTCGAGCCGGAGACGGCTCAGGAGGAGTAGAACATGCCAGCGTCCGGCAACAGCCCCACCGGTTTCGGTTTGGAACTCGTATTGGCGACTTCGACCGGTTTTGATGCCGCCCTGAGAATCCGGGACACGACCGAGGACCAGGTCAAGCGAAGTGCGATCGACATGACGCACACGCAGTCGCCCGACAATCGGATGCAGTTCGAGCCGTCGAAGCTGGTTGACCCCGGCGAAATCAAGGTCACGCTGATTCTCCCCAAGGGAGTCGAACCGCCGATCGACGAAAAGCCGGAGGTCATGACGATCAAATATCCGCTGCAAGACGCCGAGACCGCTCCGGCCCAGGTCAGCGGTTCCGGCTTCTTCACGGACTTCGGCAAGCGATTGCCGCTCAACGACCGGATGGAGATGAACTGCACGATCAAGAAAACCGGCAAATGGACCTACGCCGCCGCCACCTAATGGCACGTTGAGAGTTGAGGTGTTCGACTCTCAATCCTCAACTCTCAACTCTGTACCCACCACATGGCCCTGACGCGACAACAGATTGAAGGCATCCGCGACTTCCAGGTCGTCCCGGTCGAGGTTCCCGGCTACGGCCCGATTTGCATCCGGTCGTGGGACGGACGGGCGCGGGACATCTACGACACCAAGTTGATGCAGCAGTCGCGCGACGTGCAGCGCGGCGACAGGACGTTTTCGGAACTCCACGATTTGCGCGGACTGACGGCGACACTGCTGGCGCTTTCGATTTGCGATGAGGCCGGCGGATTGCTGTTCGACGCGGAGCGGCCGGCCGACTTGAAGCTGCTGGACAGCCGCGGCTTGACATTCGCGCAAACACTCCGCACCGAAATCCGCAAGCTGAACAAGTTGGAACCGGGGGCCGTCGAGGACGCCGAAAAAAAGTCCGACGCGTAGACGTCTTCAACCTCGTGATGCGACTGGCGGTCGCGTCGGGCCGGTCACCGAAGCGGATTCTGGCGGAATGGGATTCCGAGGAACTGACCTGGCTGCTGGCGTTTTCCCGCGTGCATCCGTTCGGCGACGACTGGCGGCAAACGGCGAAGCTGTGTCAGACCATCATGGGGAGCGTCGGCACGCGCACGGAATTGCACAACTTCATGCCCGTTGACCCGCCGAAAATGGACCCGTTGGACCAGTTGCGAGCGATCGCCGACCTGTAGGAGTCGCGGATGAGCGAGTCGATTGGCGGTTTCGCACTGACCGGAGTGGCCGACTTCAGCCAGGCCAAGGCGGAACTCTCGGCGTTCGGGCCGTCGCTCGCCAAGCAACTCGACACCTGGAAGCGGCAGGCCGATACGATCGGGATGAGTGCCGTCGAACTCGCCCAATACAACGTCGCCGTCAAGGGAGGGACGGCAAATCAAATCGAACTGGCCGGGGCCTTGGCGCGTGTCGTCGAACTCAAAAAGCAAATCTCCACAGTCGCTGAGTTCGGTCAGCCGGTCAGCGACGAAGCACGGCAGGAACTGCAACTCTTGCAGGAAAAAGTCGGTCTGCTGAACAAGATCGAGAGGCAGAGTGTACCGCAAGCCGAAGCGCCCGACGTCCGGCAACGCCGCGAGGCCGTGAAAAAACTCAATGATGAAATCCAACGCCAGAACGAACTGTTGTCGGCCCGCGAGCGTGGTTCGCAGCTCGGCGACACCGACATGGGCAAGCTGCTGGACCTGAAGGGCGTCGGGGCCGACGACGAGACCATGCAGGCGGCGGCGGCGAATTTGCAGGCGCTTCACGAGCGGCGGCAGGCCCTGAAGGAAAATGAGCAGGCCGAACACGACGCGGGTGCGGCACTCGATCAGCGCGTCCACGGCATCGACAATCTGGTGCAGGGACTCGAATCGGAAAACCGCGGCCTGACCCTCAATCGCCGCGAGCTGGACCATTACCGCCTCGATTCGCTCGGCGCATCCGAGGCCCATCATCGCTGGGTCGATCAACTCCACGAGGCCAACGACGCCGCACGCCTGGCCGCCGAGCGGAAGCGGATTGCCAACTCGGTCGGCCGCGAGCTGATGACCGGCCAGCAATACCTGATCGAACGCACCAGACAACTCAAAATCGCGTTCCAGGAGGGCAGCATCGGGATCGTCCAGTACACGCAGGCGCTCGATCGCGCCAAGCTGACGGCCAGCCAGATGGAATTGGGATTACATGGGGCCAGCCGCAGAGGCCAGATTGTGCAGCAGTTGGCCTTTGGCGTCGAAGATTTTGCAGTGTCAGCATCCACTGGGGGCTTCGCCGCCGGTTTTCGCGGCGCCCTAAACAACATCACCTTCGCGGCGAGCATGGTGGGCGGAGCCATCGGGCTTTGGACCGTAGGCATTGGCACCGCCATCATCGCGGCGACTTCGCTGTGGAAGGCTTTCAAGGCTTCTCGGGAAGAAACCGGTGAGATCGCCGAGAATTTGAAAAAAGCCGCCAGCCAAAAATTCATCACAGACTTTGGAACACCGTTCTCTCAGGCGCGATCGCGTCGCGAGCAGGAATTAGAGTTCTCGGAATCGGTGACCGATACCGAATCTTACGCGATAGAAGCACACAAATTATACAAGCGGAAGAGACTGGCTGAAATCCGCGCCGATGCCGCCAAGGCCGAAATGAATGAGTTGGGTAAACAACTGTGGTGGCTAAGGGAATCTCCGGATGATACGCGAGTTAAAGGTACGCAGTTTGGGATCCCGGGGGAGACTACCGTTGGCGAATTGAAAAAACGATACGCCGATTTATCCGAGGAGGTGAAGAAGCAGCAGAAGGAAGCCGCAGACGCACGTCGCGAGGAAGGCGTGCTCAAGGAGTTCTACGGCAAGGCACAGGCCGGTGACAAAGCCAAAGAGGAACAGGCAGCCACCAAAAAGAGACAGCAGGAAGATGAGCGGCACACACAGGAGATGATTCGAGAGGGAACGCGCGAAGGCGAGGCGGCCGCCGGCCGGATCGCGGCCCGCGAGAAGCGGAAGTATGACGAGATTCTGGGCGCGGCCGGGGGGGACGAGCCGCGGTTGAATCGGCAGGTGCGGATGATCGCCGAGCAGGAGAAGCGGGAGCGGCAGATTCGGGCCGATTTCGCCGACGAACCCGAACTCCGCGACAGTGTGCTCGCGGCATCGAAAAGCCGCTTCCTGGCTGAGTTTGAGACGACGCTGGAGAAGCCATCGCAGCACCGCAACGCCGCCGTGCTGGCCAACACGTCCGAGGCGTTTCAACTGAGCAAAGACGCGTATCGCGAAGCGCAGGGGGAGCGCAACGTCCAGCAACAAATGTTGACGGAACTCAAAAAGGCCAACGACAAGTTCGAGGAAATGCGCCACGCACTCGAAAAACTCAAATCCGTCGGCGCCGAAGAAATCTAACAGGGCGACGGCCAGTGACCCGCCGCCGATCGCTCGCCCATGTCCATCCTGCACGTCGTCCAGAAGTGCCGCAAGTCGGGAAAACGGGGGATTGAGGAATCCCGGTTCCGCGACATCTATCAGGTTCTCACCGACGGCATTGACGAGGATCGCGACAGCGTTCTGTCGGCGATCGACCCCAACACGGGTCTCGCAATCCCCCGGCGCGGCGAACTGCACCCCGAAAACGGTTTCTACTACGCCCGCGAGATTTCCGCCGACCAGGATCAGGACCCGCACAACGCCAACAACTGGTACGTCGTCGTCGAGTACACCAACAAGATCACCTCGACCGACCTCACGAAGCTCCTTCAATTCGACCCCACCAAATGGGCGCCGAAAATTTCCAGCGGCCGGAATTACATGGATGTGCCGTTGTACAAGGACCGCGACGGCGTCCCCTGCCGCAATTCCGCCGGCGAGACGTTTGACCGGCCCGTGCTGATCAAGAAGGGCTATCTGCTTTACAAGTACCTGCGGCACTTTGCCGCCATTCCGGACTGGTACTACACGCTCGACCAATGCACGAATGAGTCGCCGATCACGATCTACGGGAAAACATTCGCGCCCGCCACGGCGCTGGTGAACGCCCTCGCGGCCAGCGAACTCAAGTACGAGGAAGGTGTCGCGTTCTACACGCTGACCTGCGACATCCTGATCAACGAGGAAATCGACACGTCGGAGGATGCCACCAAGGTATACACCACTCGACAGGAAGACGGCCACAAGCTGCTGATTGCGAATCGAGGATTCAAGGAACTGATACCCTATGGCGGTATCGGTAACAACGAACCGCTGCCACCATTTGAGCCACCAATGCCGAAGTTGGTGGACATTGCGGACGACAAAGGAAACAAGTTCACCGTCCCGGCAACTCTCGACGAAGATGGTCGTCACGTTCGAGAGGACGACGACCCGTCCAATGACCTCAACAAGCGGTTTCGCCTGTACAACCCGGCCGACTACGGCGTTTTAGGGCTGCCTCCATGAGCGTCAAGGGATTTTCTGAATCCGACGCCGCCCGCGTCGCGGCTGCCACGCGCTGGGTCGAAGGCCAGATGCCGAACGCTCCCGGCACAGAATCGCAGCGACGAATCCGCCCGGCCGAAATGTATGAGGGGTTTCTGCTGGCCGACCTGCCCCCGTCGTCCGATGACGGTAAGACCGAGACCCGCGCCAAGATGCGCGTCTACGACGGCGAACGAGACCGGTGGGGCGAATCGCACATCACGGTCGAAGTCGTCAACCGTGACGATGCCCTGGCCCTGCGATCGGGCGACTACCTGATCGTCCGCAACATCCACAACGAATTTCGGCCGCTGCACGTTCAGACCGATCGCTGTTCTCCGTTTGACTGCTGGGATCCGTGGGAAGGTCAGACCTACCGCCCCGCGTTCGAGCCGTGGGGCTACGTCCCCGAGCAGATCATTCTCGAAGCCGGCAGCATGGACGCGCCGGTCGGCGGACAGCACCTGCTGACCCGCATCAACACCGAACCAATCGAACACTGGGCCAGCCCCTGCGACGACGACAATGAAGCCGGCTCGTCGCAGGGCAATTGCAGCGATACGGTCCGGGCCTCGTTTGTCGCGCCGCCAGTCGCCGAGCGGGTCTTTGGCGGGCGATACCGCTCCGCGCCGTTCACCATCCACAGCAAACGGGCGACCAGCAGTCTGCAGGAGTGCGGCGTCACGAAATACAAAGTCCACGAGTGCGACGGCACCGTGCCGATGACCTGCACCAATTCCGTGTGGGTCGCGGATGACCCGGCCGCCTGCGGCAGCCCCTGCCAGATTATCGAGCCCGAAGCCACCTGCGACGCCCAAGCCGAAGGCCGAACTGGCGTGGGTCTGTGCCGCGGCGATGATCTGATCGCCTGCTGGTACATCCACTGGAAGGACGACATCCATCCCGTCCTGAATCCACCAAACGGCGCGAAACACGCGCGGCTGACGTTGATGATCGTCGGGGAAGGACCGAGCGACACCCTCCGGGTGGCCACGCCGATCACCTACGCCGGGCCAATGCAATCCACCTGCGCCCAAAAACTGGAGTTCCGGCGCCATCTGTCATTTTCCGATTTCAGCCCTCAGACGTTCGGCGAGGCGATGATGCAGCACCTGGACCTGACGCACGGTCCCGACACCGTGTGCATCCGGCAGGTGCCTTATGACGTGTGTAGCTGCCAGACGGTGCAGAACGGACTGCCGTACCCGTCCTACACGATCAGCTACACGTCGCCGATATACGGTCCAATCAGCAAAAGAGTCTACAGTATCGACCACATGCTCTACGAATCGCTTCCGGGGCCGATCGTCAGGGGGGAAGGTCGCAAGGCGGGTCTGTTTTGCGTGTACCGTTCGGCCTGCCCGACTTCCTGTGGAAAAGACGAATGCCCTGATGGGATTTCCTTCGCCGGCTCCATGTATCTGCTGATCTTCGAGAAATTCGGCGTCCGGCGATACTACGTGATTTCTTCTGGCGGCGGTATGCTCTGTGTCGAAGCCGAATTTGTGGAGTGGTACTCCGACCCGTGTTCCGGCACGAAGGTACTCACCCAGACCGGCGGCGAGCCAGGCATCGACACCGTCACGATCACCCCCGGCGCGGAATGCTCGACCAGTACGACCACGTCCAGCACGACCTCCACCACCACCACGTCGACCACCACCACCAGCACCACGACGGAGGAGCCGACCACCACCA